CAAGTCTGACGCTAAAAAATGCTTCGTCATTACCTCGATGACGCGTGATGCGTATAAGGCGACGTGGGGCGATGATCCTACTAGCTGGCCGAAGATCGTGCATCAATCCGAATTTGACTGGTGCACACCAGACGTGGTGTATGTCGCTGAGTATTACCGCGTCGAGGAAAAAAGCGAGACGGTTCGCATCTTCCGCACGATCTCGGGAGACGAAGAGCGTTACAGCCAAGCTGATTTTGACGAGGACGAAGAGCTTGATGAGCGTCTTGTTGCCATTGGCTCAACCGAGGTTCGTTCTAAAAAGTACAAGGTAAAGCGCGTTCGTAAGTACATCATGAGCGGCGGAAAGATCCTTGAGGATTGCGGATACATGGCAGGCAAGTGCATTCCCATTGTGCCTGTCTATGGAAAACGCTGGTTTGTGGATAACGTAGAGCGTTGCATGGGCCATGTGAGACTGGCGAAAGATGCCCAGCGGCTCAAGAACATGCAGCTATCAAAGCTTGGCGAGATCAGCGCATTGTCGAGCGTTGAGAAGCCTATCCTCACGCCTGAGCAAGTGGCAGGCCACCAGATGATGTGGGCAGAAGATAACCTTAAGGATTATCCGTACCTGCTTATCAACCCGATCACCGATGCCAATGGCAATATGACCGTTGGCGGACCTGTTGCTTACACCAAGCCGCCACAAATACCGCCAGCATTGGCGGGTTTGCTGCAAGTCACTGAACAGGACATGCAAGACATTCTCGGCAGTTCGCAGCAGGCCGACAAGATGGTGAGCAACATTAGCGGTAAAGCCGTGGAGATGATTCAGCAGCGGTTGGACATGCAAGCGTTTATCTACATGTCGAACTATGCCAAAGCCGTCAAACGCAGCGGTGAGATTTGGCTGTCGATGGCGAAAGAAATATACGGCGAAGAAAAGCGCAAGATGAAAGCCGTTTCCGAAGGTGGAGAGGTGTCGGCAATCGAGCTTTTGAAGCCCACTATCAACGAAGAGTCTGGCGAGATTGAGCTTGAGAATGACATGAGCGAGGCCGCGTTTGACGTGGCCGTAGAGGTTGGGCCGTCAAGCGCCAGCAAGCGTGCTGCTACGGTGCGTTCGCTCACTGGAATGTTGGCGATCAGCGATGATCCAGAAACCAAGCAAGTGCTGCAAGCAATGGCGATGATGAACATGGAAGGCGAAGGCATCAGCGACGTTCGTAAATTCTTCCGCAAGCGACTTGTTCGCATGGGCGTGATCGATCCGACTCCGCAAGAGGCTGAAGAAATGGCTGTGATGATGCAGGGCCAGCAGCAAGACCCGAATGCGGTATTCCTGCAAGCTGCTGCTGAGGAAGCTACTGCAAAAGCTGCCAAGGCTCGGGCCGATACCGTTAAGACGGTGGCCGATGCTGAGTTGAGCCGCGCCCGGACTGTGGAGACGCTGGCTAAAGTTGATATGGATTCGCAAGATCACGCGATTAACATGGCGCGTGAGATTGGTGGCGCTATTGCAGGACAAGTGCAACCGCTGCAATGATTTTTAGCGGCATCCACCCAGCCGCTTAAATGGGTGAGTTAAACGGGGGCTTTATGGTTCAAACGGCAGTGATGGATGAACAGGTCGAAATCGAGGAAGTCGAACAGCAGGAAGGCGAAGAACATCAGGATGAGCAAGTTGGCGATGAGAACGAATCCGTCGCAAACCAGAATGATGAACAGCCCGAAGAGCAGGCCGACGAACAAGACGAGATCGTTGTATCTATCGGTGAGGAATCGCCACCTCAGGAAGAAGAAACTCGTGCGCCTGAATGGGTTCGTGAGCTGCGGAAAGCAAACAGGGAAAAAGAGCGTCGTATTAAAGAGCTTGAGGCAAAGCTAACCCAGACAACTGAGACAAAGCCGGTTTCGCTGGGGCAAAAGCCTACGCTTGAATCTTTTGATTACGACTCTGACAAGTACGAAAGCGCGTTGTCTGACTGGTACGACCGCAAGCGAGAAGTTGATCTGCAAACAGAGAAGCAACGGCAAGCAGAGCAAGCGCAGCAGAAAGATTGGCAGGAAACGCTGGAAGCTTATGGCAAGGCGAAAGCCTCGCTAAAGGTGCGTGATTTTGAGGACGCTGAAGCTACGGCCCAAGAGACTCTCGACATTACGCAGCAGGGCATCATCGTGCAAGGGGCTGAAAACCCCGCCTTGGTTGTTTATGCGCTCGGCAAAAACCCTAAAAAGGTGAAAGAGCTTTCTTCGATTAAAGACCCCGTGAAGTTTGCCTTCGCGGTAGCAAAACTGGAGACTCAGTTGAAAGTTAGCAATCGCAAGGCGGCCCCGCCGCCAGAAAAAGTGGTCAAAGGTACTGGCCGCGTTTCAGGATCGGTGGACTCAACCCTTGAACGGCTGCGTGAAGAAGCTGCGAAGTCTGGTGATATGAGCAAGGTTATCGCCTACAAGCGGCAGATGCGCGCAAAACAAAACTAATTTAGTACTAATTTAGGAGTTTTTATCATGGCTAATGCCTTTAGCAAAGAAGAACGCGTTGCGTTTGAAGATATTCTGGAAGGTTTCCAAGACGCACTTGTGCTGTCCCGTAATGTGGCTGTCTATAACACCGACAGCACCATGATGGAGCGGACTGACAACGTCCTGTGGCGTCCCCAGCCTTACATCAGCCAATCGATTTCCGCAGCCCCTGGTGTGGACATCAGCGCGCAATACAAGAACTACACCCAGTTGGCTGTCCCGGCCACCCTTGGTTACAGCCAGTCTGTACCTTGGACGCTGAACGCTTTCGAACTGCGCGATGCGCTGCAAGAAGGTCGATTGGGCGATTCCGCCAAGCAGAAGCTTGCTTCCGACATTAACGTTGCGATCATGAACGTCGCTGCTGCTCAGGGAACCCTCGTGGTGGATCGTCCCCTGGCTGCAACTGGCTTTGATGATGTGGCGCAGTGCGAAGCCATCATGAACGAACAGGGCGTGCCGTCTTATGACCGTTACCTTGCTCTCTCTACCCGTGATTACAACGGCATGGCGTCTAACCTTGGCAATCGCCAGTTCCTCGGCGCTGGCAAGACCTTGACCGCATACGAACGCGCTTATGTTGGCATGGTGGCGTCTTTTGACACCTATAAGCTTGACTACGCCAACCGCATCACCGCTGCCGCTGGTTCCGGTATCACGATCAACACCGCCAACGGTTCGCAGGAATACACCCCTTCTGCCACTACGAACTCTGTGGCTGGCGTGCTGAACGTTGATAACCGCTTCCAGACCGTTACCGTGTCTAGCACCACTGGCGTGGTCGCTGGCGATGCCTTCACCATTGACGGTGTGAATGCTGTTCATCACATCACCAAGGGCGACACCGGCCAGCTCAAGACCTTCCGCGTGATCTCGGTCAATACTCCCACCACCATGACCATCAGCCCGCCGATCATCGCGGCTGCTACTACGCCGACCGATGCTGATTACCAGTATCAGAACTGCGTGATTACCGCTGGCGACAGCACAGCTAACATCAACTTCCTTAACATCGTTGGTGCTCCTATCAACGTGTTCTGGCAGAAAGATGCGCTGGAAATCCTGCCTGGTCGTTACGCTGTTCCGGCTGATGCTGGCACCGCTGTGATGCGTGCTGCTACCGATCAGGGTATCGAGCTGGTGATGCAGAAGTGGTACGACATCAACACCATGACTACCAAGTATCGTTTGGACACGCTGTTCGGTGTTGTGAATAAGCAGCCCGAAATGTCCGGCATCATGTTGTTTGGTCAGACCGCTCCGTAATTGAGGTGATGTAACGGAAAGGGGCCTCGGCCCCTTTCTCATTTAAAGGGTAAAATATGCCTCTGAAAAAAGGTTATTCGCAAAAGACAATCTCAGCTAACATTAGCAAAGAGATAAAAAGCGGAATGCCTCAAAAACAAGCTGTTGCAGTGGCTCTTAGCGTTGCGCGAAAAGCTGCTAAAACTGCTGGCAAACCTGCTAAGGCACCGGCTAAAAAAGGTAAAAAATGATTCAATTCCCAACCATCGTTTATAAAAGCCCCGGCAGTCGTCGTAATGCTCACGGGACTTATGATTATGTCGGCGTCAAAACTCAGGAAGAGTTTGACCGGCGTATCGCTGATGGTTGGCACCCCTCGCAGGCGGCGTCGTTCGCTTCCCTCAAGCAACCTCACCCTCCCGAGGTTACTTCGTCGCCTGCACCTATTCTTGATGCTCAGCCTACTCGCGCTGAGCTTGAACAAAAAGCCGTTGCGCTCGGTTTGAAGTTTGACGGTCGCACGACAGACAAAAAACTTTTTGAGCGCATTGAACAGGCTCTAGGTGGGTGACTATGGGATATAGCAAACGCCAATTTGTGACGGCCGCGCTTGAGGAAATCGGCATTGCGTCCTATAGCTTTGACGTATCGCCTGAGCAACTTGAAAGCGCGTTGCGTCGCCTTGATTCCATGATTGCAGACTGGAACGGCAAGGGCATTCGATTAGCGTATCCGCTGCCTTCAAGCCCACAGTTCAGCGACATTGATGCAGAGTCAGAAGTGCCTGACAGCGCGAATGAGGCGATCATCACCAATCTTGCAATCAGGATTGCGCCTAGTTATGGAAAGCAGTTGATGGTCGAAACCAAGACCACTGCGCGTGATGCCTACCAAACGCTTTTAAACCGGGCCACGCTGCCACCGCAGCAACAGTTGCCGGGGTCTATGCCTTCCGGGGCTGGAAACAAGCCGTGGCGTGTTTATGACGATCCGTTCCTTCGCCAGCCCGTTGATCCTGTGCTTACCGGACAGGATGGCCCACTTAATATCTGGGGTTAATTATGCCGACAATCAATCAACTGCCTTCGCTTGCCAACGTATCTGCTGGCGATCAGATTCCCGTCTATACGCCTAGCAATGGGGACGCTCGGCGCATGTCTATCAGCGCCTTGCTGACTTACTTTCAACAGAGCTTTGCCAGCCCCACCTTGGCAACGAATCTGTACGTACCGGCCACTGGCTTTAATCAGACGGTTCCGACTCCGGTGGCGCAGCAGCAATGGATGTTGTTGCAGCCTGCCGGTACGCTTGCCACTGGCACGATTACTTTCCCGCTGAATACTGGCGTGGCTGATGGCACCGAAGTTCTGATTACCAGCACTCAAACAATTACAACTTTCGCACTTGCTGCAAATGGAGCGTCTAACATTTATGGCGCTGTTACCACCATTGCAGCTGGCGGTTTCGTTCGCTATCGATTTTATCAGCCGACTAACTCTTGGTATCGCATCGTTTAAAGATGCCAACAAAAGACCCTCGACTAACTCGCGCTGGCGTTGAAGGCTATAACAAGCCTAAGCGAACGCCTTCGCATCCTACAAAATCGCATGTAGTGGTGGCAAAAGAAGGCGATAAGATCAAGACTGTTCGATTCGGGCAGCAAGGCGTTAGTGGCTCACCAAAGCGTGAAAATGAGACACAAGCAGACAAAGCGCGGCGTGAGTCGTTCAAAGCTCGGCACTCCGAGAACATTGCCAAGGGCAAGATGAGTGCGGCGTATTGGGCTGATAAGGTGAAATGGTGAAAAAGAAACCTGTCTGGGAAAAAATCCGTCCGAAGTCAGAAGGAAAGCCTGAGCCGCTGACCAAGAAACAAAAGGCCAGTGCGATTTCCTCCGCAAAGAAAGCAGGGCGACCGTATCCAAACCTGGTTGATAACATGCGTGCTGCACGCAAAAAGTAAAGCGCCATGCAAATCCAAATTCTCAGCGGCATTTACACTGACAGCGGCCCAGACCTTCGCACGTCTTACCCGGTGAATCTTTTTCCTGTGCCTAAAAACTCAGGGGTTAGCGCCGGGTTTCTACGCCCTGCTGATGGAATCGTTGCAAATGGCACTGGCCCCGGCATTGATCGAGGCGGAATCAATTGGCAGGGCGTGTGCTATCGCGTCATGGGCACATCACTGGTGAGTGTTGCTAGCAATGGAACAGTAACGACGCTTGGAGATGTTGGCAGTGGCGATCTGGTGACGTTTGATTACAGTTTCGACCGGCTGGCTATCGCATCAGGCGGGCGTCTGTATTACTGGAACGGCACCACGCTTACGCAAGTGACAGACCCAGACATTGGCACCGTTATTGATGTGGTGTGGGTTGATGGCTACTTCATGACCACTGACGGCGAGTTCCTGATAGTCACTGAATTGAGCGATCCGACTCAGGTCAATCCGCTCAAGTATGGATCGTCCGAGGTTGATCCTGACCCCGTTGTAGCGCTTCTTAAGTTGCGTAATGAAATTTACGCGCTAAACAGAAACACGATTGAAGTATTCGACAACGTTGGTGGTGATTTCTTCCCATTCCAGCGTATCGACGGCGCGCAGATTCAAAAGGGTGTTATCGGTACTCATGCCTGCTGCGTGTATGTTGATGCAATCGCGTTTATTGGCAGCGGTAGAAACGAGTCACCTGGAATTTATCTTGGCGCAAACGCATCAACCACCAAGATCAGCACGCAAGAAATTGACGATATTCTTCTCGGATATACAGAGGATCAGCTTGCCGATGTAAAGCTAGAGACACGCAACGACAAAGCGCATCAACATCTTTACATACACCTGCCAGACCGCACGATTGTCTATGATGCCGCAGCGTCGCAAGAGCTAAATCAGCAAGTCTGGTTCGTGCTAAGCACTTCCACGATAGACTTTTCACAGTATCGAGCTAAAAATCTTGTGTGGGCCTATGACAAGTGGCTCGTGGGCGACCCTCAATCGTCAAGCGTTGGCTATCTGGTACAGGATACGGGCAATCATTGGGGCCAGATCGTTCGCTGGGAGTTTGGCACGCTCATTGTTTATAACGAAGGCAAGGGCGCACTCTTCAACGAGCTTGAGCTTGTGTCTCTCACCGGGCGTGTGGCGCTTGGTATCAACCCAATTATCACTACTAGCTACTCGCTAGATGGCGTGGTGTGGGGTCAAGATAGGCCGATCAGAGTCGGCACTACCGGAGAGACACAGAAGCGCCTTGTATGGTTCAAAAACGGGAATATGGGAAACTGGCGCATCCAGCGTTTTCGTGGCGACAGTCAGGCGCACCTGTCTTTTGCTAGACTTGAGGCTCAACTTGAGCCGCTGGCGTACTGATGGCAAACAAACTAAAACTTACCCGAGATCAGCTTGCGTCATTCCTTAAAGATGCAGAGCAGATTAAGCAATTTGAGCAGCTTTTTGCGCTTGCTGATTCTATTGCGCCTGACGTTGTAAATGAAATCAACATCAACGCCGGTAATGCTCAGGCATCGGCTAATGATGCACTCGCGCAGCTTCAAAGGCTGGCGGACGCGTTTGAGCTTGTTGAAACGCCGCCACCGATAGAACACAACAATTCAGTCCAAACTGATTATGTAGATATCAACCCGCTTGCTCCGACACCTGTTGAAAAAGTTGGGCGTCTTTATTGGAGCAAAGACGACGCAACGCTTGAGTTTGGTTTAGAAGGCGGCGTTACAGGGCAGATTTGCCAGCAGCTTGATTTTCACCCAAAGAACACCGGCGCTACGCAGATCAATAAAGGCATGGCGGTAATGGCGACCGGCGTAATTGGAAGTAGCACAAAGATTACTTGCGCGCGCGCTGTGGCAGATGGAAGCGTTCTTGCACAGTACATGCTGGGTATCGCGGCACAAAACATTCCGGTAAATAGTTTTGGTTATGTTGTCTGGTTCGGCAGCGTGCGCGGATTCAATACGACCGGCGCAAACAAGACTGTTCCTGAAGTTTGGGTTGATGGAGATATTTTATATTTTGACCCAAACTATCCAGGCGAGCTAACCAAAATTCAACCAAGCGCACCAGACTTGGATTTGCCGATTGCAATTGTTACAAAGGCTGCCAACAACGGCGCAATTTTCGTCCGAATGAAAACGGGCGAATCAATGAACGAATTGCACGATGTAAGCACAGCAACTGCGACAAATGGTGACTTGCTTCAGTATTACGGCGCGGGGCCATATTGGAGAAACGTCGCCCCTTCGACGGTTTCTGTTGGCACTGCCACCAACCTAGCTGGCGGCGCTGCTGGATCGGTTCCGTATCAATCAGGCGCAAGCACTACGACATTCCTAAGCATCGGCACTGCGGCTCAAGTGCTGCAAGTCAATGCTGGTGCAACCGCCCCAGAATGGGTGTCCAGCACCGGCACTGGCAATGTGGTGCGAGCGACTAGCCCCACGCTGGTAACGCCTGCGCTTGGCACGCCCACTAGCGGCACGCTGACGAGCTGCACCGGATTGCCGCTTACGACTGGTGTATCTGGCGTGCTACCTGTAGCCAACGGTGGCACTAACGCCAGCACAGCCGGCATCACAAGTTTCAACAACATCACCGGTTACACTGCTACCGGCGCAACAGGCACCACAAGCACTAACTTGGTGTTTTCTGGTAGCCCCACGATTGCTACGCCGACATTTACCACGTCAGCCACTTTCCCACTGCATATTGGTGGAACCGGCACAACCAGCACGCTGACGCTGCGCTCCACCTCAGGCGTGGGCACCACCGGCTCAGACATTATTTTCCAGACCGGAAATAACGGTTCAACGGAAGCAATGCGGATTATCAATAGCGGAAACTTGGGTATTGCGGTTACATCGCCAGCTTACCGAGTTGATATAGACACATCAAACGCAGGCGGAAATATATTGCGAGGCACACGCGGCACGTCGCGATTGGGTGCATATCAACTTAATAACAGCACAGGTTATTTTGGAATGGTTTCAAACCATTCCTTAGCTATTATAACTAATGATACGGAACGCTTACGAATCGACACCAGCGGAAACGTGCTTGTTACTGGCATAGGTGGCTTAGGCTACGGAACTGGTTCAGGTGGTGCAGTAACGCAAGCCACGTCTCGCACCACGGGTGTGACGTTGGACAAGACCAACGGCGCAATCACGCTTGTGAGCGCAGCCGGAACGACTGTTTGGCAGTCTTTTACTGTCACCAACAGTAAAGTTGCAGCAACAGATGTAGTAAAAGTTTGCCAAAAGTCCGGCACAGACCTATATCAAATTTTTGTTACTAACGTAGCAGCGGGCAGCTTCCAAATTACTTTTGCAACTACAGGCGGCACAACAACCGAGCAGCCTGTCTTTAACTTTGCGATAATCAAAGCAGTGACAAGCTAAAGGATAGCCATGACGGTTACAGTTAAGGTTTTGATTCCTGCAAAGCAGGCTGAAAACGTACAAACCACACAATATACTGCCAATAATTGCAAAACAATTATTGATAAATTCACTGCGACAAACACCAGTGCAAGCAATGCTTCCATCAGCGTTAATTTAGTGACTAATTCTGGCTCTCCTGGTGCTAGCAATCTTATTACTGACACCAGAAATATCGCTCCTGACGAAACTTATACATTCCCTGAGCTTGTTGGTCATTCGCTTGAGGCTGGCGGGTTTATCTCAACGATTGCCAGTGCTGCCACATCGCTTACAATTCGTGCAAGCGGTCGAGAAATAACCTAACATTTATGCTGTAGAATCAAACAGCCGAGTGATTAGGCGACCGGCGGCCATAAGATTTACTCGAAAGGTAAAAATTGGCTGCATTGGCGCTTGAGCAAGTTAAAGAAATTGACTCTTTGACAGAGCTTTTCAAAGACCCTTACATCGCTAAGATCGGTCACGATCATCGTGCGCTCTCGCCAATTGAACACCCCCACGTTAAGTATCTGTCTGCTAAGCTAGACGGACAGCAGGTTGGCGCGTTTATGATTGTCGAGTCTGGTTTTGTAGAGATCGACATTCACGCCATGCTGTCAAAACAGGCGCTTGAGCATTCGCGCGATTTTGGTCGTCTTTGCCTCATTTGGGCATTCGCTCAAAAACACATTAACAGAGTTACTGCATACATTATCGAAGGTCTTGATTCTGCAAAGAACTATTGCCTGAAACTTGGTTTCAAAAACGAAGGCATGAGACGCGGTGCCTGCCTTAAAAACGGTCGATTGGTCGGCGTTCATATCCTTGGCATGACGCGGCGCGATTGGGAGCAAGCAAAATGAGTTTTATCGGAAACGCAGTCGGAAAAATTGTCGGCGGGGTTACTGGCGCATCTCAGCAAGCTAAAGCTGCTGAAGCGGCGGCAGGAACCCAAGCAGAAGCCGCCAACATTGCCATTCAAGAACAACGCCGACAGTTTGATGTTCTGACCGAATTACTTCGCCCATATGTTGAGGCGGGCACGCCAGCACTTCAGCAGCAACAGGCATTTCTTGGTCTGCGCGGAGCTCCCGAACAACAAGCGGCAATCGGCGCACTTGAGCAAAGCCCATTGTTTCAATCCGCTGTCAGGCAAGGTGAAGAAGCGTTGCTTCAGAGGGCGTCGGCCACTGGCGGGCTGAGAGGCGGCAACATTCAGGCGGCGCTGGCCCAATTTCGCCCAGCCATGCTGCAAGAGCAGATTGCACAGCAGTATCAAAACTTGGCGGGTCTTACTACATTGGGGCAGAGATCAGCAGCAGGACAAGGTGCGGCTGGAATGGAAACGGCTGGAACGATTGGCAATTTGCTGGGGCAGCGTGGCGCTGCGTTGGCGGGTGGTCAATTGGCTAAAGGCTCTGTTGCGCGCACTGCGTTTGGCGACATTCTTGATATCGCCGGGACTGTTTCTGGCTTTATGGGCGGCGGTCAAAAGAAAGGTGGGTTTTGACAATGGCTGAACCAATAAATTATTTGGCTCAAATGCCACAGATTAACTTAGGCGAAAGGCTTTTGCGAGGTTTGCAGGTTGGTGCTGGTTTTGCTCAAATTCAAGAACAGCAAGCCGCCAAGCAACAAGCAGAGCAACGCCTGCAATCCTATCGCACCGAGCTTGAAAGCGCATTTAGTCAGGGAACACCTAAATCATTCTCACGTCTGATGACGATGTTTCCTGAGCATCAGGCAGCAATCAAGCCCACGTTTGAGCAGCTTAGCAAAGAGCGCCAAGATGGTGAGATTGCAGCGGCTTTGCCAGTGGCTAGTGCGCTTTTGTCTGGCAATTCGAAAGTTGCTAAAGACTTGATCGAGGCTCGCATTCAGGCCACTCCTGAAGGGCAAGACGCAAGCGGGTTAAAGTCTCTTTCTTCTCTGATTGATACTGACCCAACAACGGCTAAAAACTATGCCTTGATGGGCTTGTCTCAGGTTATGTCGCCAGACAAGTTTGCCGAGACGTTTAGCAAGCTGGCGGAGACTTCGCGGGCGGAGCAGTTGGCCCCAATCACTCAACGCAAAGAAACAGCAGAATCCACACTCAAAGAGATTGAGCTTAAATTCAAGCCTGAAAAACTTGCCACTGATTTGCAACTTACCAAAACGCAAATTCAGCAGGCAAATGCCGCCATTGCAGCATCAAAGGCTGCGGCTGCTAAATCAGGTGCAGAGGCTTCGCGCGCACAGGCAGAAGCTAGGCAAATGAGCGCCGGTATTATTCCGCTTGAAAAGCGTCCTGAGATGGAAGGAAAGTTCAGAAAGGAATACAGCGACCAGACCAAAGGTTATCAGGAGGTTAAGTCTGCATTTGGTAGAGTTCAGGCATCAGAAGATAACGCCGTTGGCGATTTGTCACTGATTTTCGGCTACATGAAAATGCTTGATCCGGGATCAGTGGTGCGCGAAGGTGAGTTTGCTACCGCACAGAATGCGGCTGGTGTTCCGGAGCGCATTCAAAACATTTATAACAAAGTTGCAAGCGGTGAGCGACTTTCTGCATCTCAAAGGCAAGCTTTTAAAGGACAAGCTGGAAAGCTTTATGAAACGGCTAAGAAACAAGAAAACACCGTCAGAACTGGAATTGATAGAATTGCCAAAGGGTACGGTCTGAAAACAGAAAATATTTTCTACGAAGCCATTGAGACTGCGCCAACCGCACCTGGAGCACCTCAAGCCGCACAACCGGCCGCCCAAAAACAAGCAATGTATGCAGTCAATCCGCAAACCGGCCAGCGCATCATGTCAGTCGATGGCGGTAATACTTGGACTCAAGCGAGGTAATCAATGCCGCTTCCACCCGGTTTTGTATTAGAAGGCAGCCAAGCAGCAGGCAATTTGCCTCCAGGCTTTCAGGTCGAGCAGCCCACGCAGCCTGCACCAGAAACTACCGCATCAGGTGTCATGGGCGCGGTGACGCGCGGCCTTGCGTTGCCTGCTACTGGTGCGGCACTTGGCGCAGCGGCTGGTTTGCCGTTTGGGGGTGTTGGCGCAATCCCTGGTGCTGTTGCTGGCGCTGGTGCGGCGACACTTGCCGGGTTGGTTGGTGATCCAATCGTCGGCACCATTAACAATCTGTTCGGCACCAAATACACTATGCCAACGGAAGCAATGGAAGATTTGCTGACCCGTATCGGCGTGCCAGAAGCCCGCACACAGGCCGAGCGCATCGTTCAGGCTACCGCAGCAGGCGCGGCTGGCGCTGGCGGCACTGTGGCTGCTGGCAGGGCTATTCAAGCGGCAGCGGGGCAGGCCGCACCTGTTACGGCTGGTGTTGGGCGTATGCTTGCAGCACAACCCGGCTTGCAAGTGGCTGGCGGTGCTGGTGCTGGTGCGGCAGGGCAAACCGCTCAGGAAATGGGCGCAGGCCCAGGTGGGCAGATTGCTGCCACTATTGCTGGTGCTATGGCGCCTGTCGGTGTTGCCGCAGTCAGGCAGGCGGCAAGACGTCCAGCGCAAAGACCTGCTGCGGCTCCTGTGGCGGAGCGCATTGAACCTACTATTACGCCTGAACCTCAAGCAGCTCCAATGGCTGTATCGGCTATTCCTGAGCAGATTGGCGCTCAAGGATTTGTAGGGAAAGCCATTCCTGAACAAGCTGCACCTCAAGCGTTTGAGGAAGTTGGCGCTTTGACTCGCAAGGCGGCAAGTAAGGGCATTGGCTCGACGGCGGCGCAGGCAAAACTTGCAGATCTTGCCCAAGTCAATCCAGAAGCCCGCGCTGCTGCTGAACGCTTGGGCATGGATTTGCCGTTCGACGTGTTCAGCGATAACCCACAAGTCCGCGCAGCAGTTGGATTAACTAGATCCGTAGCAGGTGGCGAAGCTGAGGCGGCATGGGTAAATACCGTTCGCAATGCTGTGACCAAGGCTGATGATGTGGTGCAGCAGTTTGACGCTGCATTTATCGAGGGTCGCCCTGCACCCGGCGCTACGTCGCAGCGCATTCTGGACAGTCTGAAAGGTACTCAGACACAGCTTACTAAAGACGCAAACGCAATTTATCAGCGAGTCGATGAAGCCATTCCTAAATCGTCTTCTGTGCAGTTTCCTAAACTCACGCAAACTCTCGATGATGTGCTGGCAGAAGTCGGTGAAAAGGGCCTATCGGCACAGGAAAAGAAACTGTACGAGCTGGCAACCGACCCTGACGTTACTTACGGACGATTGCTGCGCGAAAAGAATCTTATCGGACAAGCTATCGCTGGAAAGGAGTCTCCATACGGCAATATGGCCGCTGGTGACCTCAAGCGCCTTTATGGTTCGCTGGCCGAAGATCAGCTGACAAACGTGGGAGATATTGGTGGCGAGGCATTGCGCCAAGAATTGCGCGCAGCCAATCTCCTTACCGCTAAGAAGAAGGCGCTTGAGAGTCGCATCGTCGGCGCGTTTGGCAAAGAGATTGACGGCAGCGTGGCAACCCTCATGCAGTCTGCTGTTAAATCGGCGGCAAAGGGCGATGCGGCGCAATTCAACAAGCTGATGAAGGTCGTACCACCAGAACTGCGG